GGTCTTGGCGAAGCGCCCCTGCTCGTCTCGGGGCTGCTCTGTTTCAGCGGGGGCCGCCCCCGCCGCGATTGCTTCTTCCCTCAACTGCTCGATGCTCTTTTCATCGCTCATTTGCTACTCCTTGCCCAATCCGGGCGTGGTGTCAGCTTTGAAACTGCTGTATGTCTCGATGGAGGGAGTCCATCAATTCTTGGTGGTATTCCTGAGCGCCGGCGGCGCGGCCTTGCTTGCGGAGGATGTCGTCGCTCCTCTTGGCGGCGATGGCGGCGGCAACCTTGCGGGCCACCAGCTCCTCGCCGAGGGCGACGATCCAGCGCCAGCCGGGCGTGTTCATCGTGGCCTGGATGGCGGCGGCGCGGCCCTTGGCCTGCTCCTCGGTCACCGGCCACCCTCCCGCGTGGGGAGCGGCGCCTGTGGCTCGGGCGCCTTGGACTCGTCAAGGATGTGGCGCACCACCTGGACGCCAGCGCGTCCGGTGGCCGTGGCCTCGATCTGCTCCAAGGTGTTCTGCTGCTGCTGGTCCATCTTTTGCTTCTCCGCCATCATCTTCATCATGGCGGGGTTGCTCATGGCCGCACGCTGCTGGTCGGCAGGCGACATGTCAACGACGATACCGGGGGCGTCCCAACCGGACAGGTCGAGCATCTGGTTGACCAACTCGGCATAATCGATCTTCTTGCCCTGGAGGGCGAGAGAGTCCTGTACCGGCTGGGCGGAGACGAGCTGCATCAGCATGGGCAGCATCGCAGCCATCGCGCGCCGCGCGGCCAGCTTGGTCGAGGACAGGGCTTCGAGGCCGTAGTAGCCGTTGTAGACTTCGAGGATTTCGCCCTCGAACGCCTTGCCGTCCTCCTCCGTCAAAATGGCATTGATCTCGTCCGGGGTCAGGCGGTCCTTCGCCATGCAAATGAAACTCTCCAACGCGGGCAGGAACACCAGGTCGGAGAAGTTCTCCACAAAATACTGGAGCTTGACCTGGAGGCCGGCGGTGAACTCATGCACGCCCTCCGCCGTTCGCATCGCCTGGGTGGGCATATCCGAGCCAAAGTTGGCGCCCACGCGCCGGCGGCTGCGGGCCTCCGAACTCTGCACCGCCAGCATGGCCTGGTCGGTGATGTTCTGGATGGGCAGTGGCGTCAGGTCGCCGTCGTCGTTGACGACCGTACCGGGGCCGATTTGGATGGTTTGGGAACCCGGCGTGAGCCCCTTCTTCCTGTGGAACGCCGGCGACATCACCAGCGACAGGGAGTTGACCCAAGCGTTAATGGTGCCGATCTGGAACTTCTGCTCACCTTCGAGCAGCTTCCCGATGCCAAAGCCGTACGCGGCCCCCAGCACGTCGATGAAGGAGCAGGAGACAAAGGGCAGGCAATCGAACTCGTTTTCCTCGTTGCGTAGGACGATTTTGCGCTGAAGGACGACGATGACGCGATCCTTCGTCCAGTATTCCAGCAGCTCCAAGGGCTGCTTCAGGGGGTCGATGGATGTCTCCACTCCCTGCTGCTCCGCCTGGAGGTCGCGGCTGGGCTGTTCCTTGCTGCCGCGTAGGCTGTCAGTTGTTGGCTCCTCTTTGGCGGCGAGAATCTTGCGCAAAGCGTCGCGGGAGGGGATGTTGTCAAACTCCTCCCGCAGCTCGTCCAAGTCCTCTGCCGTGATGAAGGACTGCTGGATGACGTAGCGGGAATTGCGAATGTCGTGGCTGCGAAGGGCGGGGTCAACCAAAACGTTGCGAAGATCGACGTAATCAAACGTCGGCTCCGACATGTCAACGTCGGTGGTGTGGGACTCGATCCCCTCCGCCCCGCGCTTGTATACTTTTTGAGGCTTCGTACCCGACCGCCAGCCCCACTTACCGACGCAAAAGCCATACAGCAGGCAGGACTTCAGCATCTTGCGGATTTCTTCCTTGAAACCCGCGCATTTGATGGCCCAAACGAGGACCTTGGCGGCGGCGCGCGCGGCGGCTTGCGTCGTTTTGCCCTTCGCGGTCAGGAGGAACGGCTGCTTGTCGGAGAAGAAGGCCAGGTGAGACTGTGGAAGGATCATCTCCACAACTTCCATCACCACGGGCATCGACAGGTGGGCTTTGGGCTGTCCATTCGGCCACTTGTCGATCTTGACGCTGGCGCGGTAAAGCTCGTCCAGGGTGTTCCATTCCTGCGGGCGGCCCTTGGACTGAAGGAACTTCTCGGCGATTGAGGCGTCGGCGAGTACCATACTCAACGCCGTGGCGTCGTCTAGCTGCTCCCCCTCAAAGGCAACGTCCTCGGCGGCGGGCATCGCCGGAAGGGTGCTGGGCTCGACGGCACCCGCGAGTTTCTCAAATCCGCTCATCAAAATCTCCTAGCAGGAGAAGCCATACCCCATCGGGTTGTCGGGGCCGGCGTCGGGCTGCTCTGTGCTGTAGGGCACGTCAAAGAAGTAGGGCAACTTGCGGGTCGGGACGGGGCGGGCGATGCTGTGCTCCCCCAGCGCCTTCACCAAAAGCGCGATGCAGTCGGGCCGGTCGTCGTGGCGCCCGCGCGGGAATTGCGAGAACTCCTCCAACAGTCGGTCGAAGTCTCGGATGCCCGCCATCAGGAACAGCCGCTTGTTCTTGAATGGGCCTTCGAGGGCGGCCACGCGGAGGTATTTGGCGTTCTTCTGGTTAGAGCTTTTCAGCATCTCCACCGGCAGGTTCACGCCCTTCTCGCGCCCGACTTTGCGGAGGTAGTCCACGAAAAACTCTGCGCCAGGCTGCTTCTCCACCCAAATCATCTTGGGGCGATGTAGCAAGGCCATTTCGATGATGGTTGTCACCAGCGTCGAAGGGGAGAGCGTCCCGCCAACTACGTCCACGACGTAGCTGCGGCCCAGCCCGTCCGCGCGTCCGACCGCCACAACGCTGTGGTCGCTGTCGGCCTTCTTGCCCTCTGCCAGGTCCACGGCAAATATGCACGGGGCGGCGGCGGGGTAGTCATCATCCTTGGTGGACTTGACCGCCGACAGCAGCAGCGACTCAGGAAAGAGGTGATGCTTCGTCGGGATGATCTGGTTGAGGTACTGCGCCGCGAACGTCTCGGGATCGTCCCGCTGGATCGAGGCCAGTAGTTCGACGGTGAAGCCGATCTTGCGCCCATCCGGCAGCACTCTCTCGGGGAACAGCAGCGTCCCGTCCGCCTTGTAGCAGGGCCGAACGCTCACGACCCACTCTCCCCGGTCCTTGTCCCGCGCTATGATCCGCCCGTAGATGTCGGCGTGGGAGTAGCGGGTGCCGGTGACGGTGATATAGCCGCCAGGGTCGATAAGAGGGACAAAGTGCTGGAACTCATTGTCCAACTTGTCGAGCAACTCGACGTTGCGGAAGTTGTTGGTGTTGACAAGATCATCTGCGTACAAATCAGTGTAGTGCTGCCCAGTCTGAATGGCTCGGGGCGAAGCCGCCGTCACGGTGGCCTCTTTGAGCAGGCCGCGCCGGCGGTTGCCGACGGTGAAGGCGAAGGCGTCGCCGGTCAGGCCGCCGCAGAAGTCGGGAAACAACTCCGGCAGCCGCGACTTGGTGTTCTTGCCCGTGAAGTGCGACCGAATCTCGGCCAGCCAGCCCTTCGTCAGCTTCAGGTTGCCCTGCATCAACAGGATGCGGGCGTCAGGGTCGTTGAGGATGCGCTGGATGACGGCGACAACGACGGCTGAAGTCTTGTAGTGGCCGCGCGACCAAAGGATCAGCCGGTGAACCCTGCCGGTGGGCCGGAGCGCCTCAAACAGGTCGGCGTGAACCTCTTTCTGGAAGTCGTAGCCGAGTTGCTCCCCGAGGTAGAGCGCATCTTCCCGGCAGCGGGCGCGTTCCTCAAGCAACTGCTCCTTAGACAGCATCAAAGTTCTTGCCGTTCCTTGGGCATCGGCAGTTTGATCTTGTCCTCTAGTTCCAGCACCTCGTCCATCACGGAGCCGGAGTGCCGGGGGACGGAGACGGACTCAGAGGGCTTCTGCGCCCAGCCCTCCAGGGCCATGATGGCCTGGACGTACTTGAAAACGAGGGCTTCGTCGGAGCCGGTGCGGGCCTTGCGGGCCACGAAGCTCTTGAGTTCCTCCAGCGTGAACGGTTCGTCAGCGGCGTCGATGCCGAAGAATCTGCTGGTGAGCCACTTGATGTCGGGCTTCGCCAGCGTTTTGTTGGCGAAGGCGCGAGCACTCTCGTCCGACCGGCAGTTCCAGGCTTTGTGGGCGGCGGCGACCTTGTTGTTGCCGTTGGTGCAGAGCGTCAGCACGAAGGTCTGCTGCTGCGGCGTCAGTCGGATGAAGTACGGGTGGACCTTGAGCTCGTCAACGGTCATCCCCTCGGCTTGGGTCATTTCTTCTTGGCCGTCCCGTATAGGGGCGCCATCGGGTCCGCGTATTCAGGCTTCTCGCCGGCCTTGCGCTTCTCCGAAAGCATGATGGCGATGGCCTGCTTGCGGTTCTTGACCGGCTTCTTGCCGCCGCTTTTTAGCGTGCCGTTTTTGAACTTCCGCATTACTTGGGTGTAGGGCATGAGTCCTGCTTTGCGGCCCGCCAGTGGACGAAGCAACTGACGGCGGAGATGACGGCGGCATAGGCCGGGGTGAGGCGGTTGCAGGCGGCGAGGGCGGTGGCCGCCAGGATGCAGAACCAGGCAAAAGTGAGGCTGCGCCCGCCGATCCAGTCGTAAAGGGGCTTCATTTGTGCAGTTCCGACGGCGCCGGCACGGGCAGGCGTTCCGTCTTGCACCGCCACAGCCACAGGCACTTGGGCGCGCGCTTGCGCGGGGGATGCAGGTTGTAGAGCTGGACGTACCAGCCCTCCAGCCGCTCGGTATACGCCTCGCGGGCGGCAATCCCCGCCGAGAGCGCCTTCACCTGGTCGGACAGTCCGTTCACCTGCCCGTCCAAGGCGGCGATTCTTTGCTCCAGCAGGGGGGCGGCGTCGACACGCCGGGCGATCTCTCTCTCCTCCGCCGGGGTGTAGTCGGGGGAGGCGTCGCCGGGGATGCGAAGCCCGAGGGCGGCGACGATGTGCGGGCGGACGGCGGGTGCCGGGAGGGCGTCCACCGCCCGGCGGGAGGCCAACAACTGGCCGGTCAACTGCTGGGCCTTCAGGGCAAAGCCGGCGGCGCGAGCATTGGCTTCCTCGGCGCGGGCGTTGGCGTCGGCAATCTTGGCGTTGGCCTCGGCCTGCGCCAGCTTGCGCTGGGTCTCGATCTCCTGCTGGCCGGCTTGGGCCTGGGCGTCCTTGCCGCGCTGCTCCCCGAGGGAGATGTAGTGCGAGCGTAGGGCAAGACCCGCGAAAAGGACGGCGCCGGCGGCCAGGCCGTACCACGTCCAGCGCGATTTGAGGAGAGTCCAGAGAGGAAGCATCTAGTTTGCCGGGCCGGTGTCGGGCAGGATGCAAACCCGCGTCTTGTTGAGGCTGATTACCTGGTAGCCGCGCACGCCGTAGGTGGTCAACCAGGCCAGGAACGCCGGCAACCCGTCGTCGTCCCCGCTCCATTCAAACTCGAAGGAGTCCCCGGAGGGAGGGACCATTTCGATGATGTAGCTCACGGGAGAACCTGGAGGTTTCTGTCTCCGGATTCCCAAATGGCCTCGCGCACGGCGCGCGGCAGGATGATGCACCCTTTGGAGGCTTGGCCGGGAGCATCCCGGCTGTCGCCGTGGATCAAAAAACCGCTTCTCCCGAAGGTCTCGGTGCCGGCGGCGGGGGCCAGGCCAAGGATGTAGGGGCCATGCGCCGAACTGTCGTATGGCGGCCCCACGATCAACCAGTCGCCCTCGGGGATTGGGCCGACCGCCCGAATCCGCTCAAAGTCGGGGGCGTTCTTCCCCACCCCGCCGCCAGAGTAGCCATTGGCGATGTGCTCCCCGTCGTGGAGCAGCTCTCCGGGCGTGATGTGGTAGGTCCACATGGGCTAAACAGGGCAGGGTTCGTCTGCCTTCTTCTCCACCAGGGCGATTCCCGTGCGCTTTTCCCCCACCGCCATCGGGGGCGGAGCGGTAAGGCGGGTGATCTCGGCCCGATAGGCGTCACATTGGCCGAGCAGGAAAGCGATGATCTGCGCTCGTTCGTCGGGTGCTTGGTTCATGGTTCTCCTTTTGCCCCCTTGCGGGCGGCTTTAGATGAGGCGTTCAACGGCAGCCGACACCTTGGCGGTAAAAGAGGTGCCAGAGAAGGTCAGCTTGATTACGATGTTGGCGCCGGCGTTGTTGATGTCGATGTCGGCGTAGCCGTAATAGTTATCGTTCGTCGCGGCCACGAAGGTCAGAGCGGGGGCGGCGGTGCCGCTCTTGAACAATGACAGGTTCGTGGGGGCTTGGGCCGAGCCGTTGGAGTCCGTCCAGGTTGCCGTCCAGCCCAGCGTGGCGGTGTTTTGCGCGCTTACCTGCATCGAGAAAGTCAGACGATAGCGCCCCGCAGCGGCGGCGGGGGTCACGGTCAATACGTTGGCGTCGGCGGCACTCTCGGCCTTCTGAGAGGTGATGCCGAGCAGCAGGGGCTTGCCCTGCCCGGCCAGCGTCAGGTTGTTGGACTTGGTTTCGAGCCCGTTTGCGTCCCAAGTCGCCTTGGCCGCGCCGGCGGACAGGGCGCCGGCGACTATGGCCCCTTGGGTTGCCGTGAGCGTCAGAGCGGTAGTGGCAACGTGCTGCGTCGAGCCGCTGGCTTGTGCAACGCCAGTCTTGAAGATCAACTGGCCGGGGGCGGCGTTGCCCGTTCCCAGGCTTCCTTGGATGACCGCATCCTGCCCGGCTATGTTGGTGTCCGTCCCGCCCCGACTACCCTGGAAAGCAATCGTCTGCGCTACTGGGGCAGCGGCATCGTGGTCGCCCAACTGGAGCGTGGCCGCCGCGCGGCGGCTAAGGATGGTGTCAATGGCGGCCTCTGAAGTGAAGGTGGCGGTCCAGCCCAGCAGGCCGGAGTTCGTGATGGCGTAGAACGGGTTGGAAGCGTCGGAGTTGTTCCATGAGAAATCATTGTTCCCGGCCAAACTCAGGACGATGTTGTTGGGGTCGAGCCAGAAGCCGTAATTGCTGCGCGAAAGGAACGACAAGGACGGCGCGGCGGCGGTACCATTCCCCAGCAGGATCGGCAAAGCCGTGGTGACGTAACTTCCATTATCTGTGATGGAGGAGTCGGAGGGGGTGGCTCCGGCTCCGCCGCCCTTGGTCAGCACATTCGCCGTCAGGGCCGCGCTGGAGGCAATGGTGCCCGCCGCCGTGAAGCCCAGGATGCCGCCAGAGGTTCCGCTGGTGAGTCCGGTCCCGCCCGCCGCGACTCCGACGGTCCCGAATGTCATGTTGGAACCGCCACCGCTCAGGAGTGGCTGCCCGGTAGTGCCTCCAGTCGTGGGAAGGACGAAGCTGTAAGTTCCGGCGGCTGCCTGGGGCTGGATCGAGACTGTGCCGGAGGTATTGCCGGCGAGATTCAGGACGCCCAACTTCTTGGTGGCGATGCCGAGTGCGAGGGCGGTACCGTGCGGGGAAACAAAGTCATCCAAACCCTCGTTGGCGAGTAGCGTGATGCCCTGCACCGTCCCATATTGGGGATG